ATTTAATATCTTTAAGATGGTTGGTGGAAACTTCTATGAACTTAATAAAGAAGAAACAACAAAAATTCTAACAATTATTTCTAATAATTATAATGATATTTTAGATAGATTAAAAGAAGAAATTTGCGGTAGTGATGATATTACTAAAATAGCAGACTTATTTATTGATGGTGATAAAACTGTATTGATGTCTAAAGATGTCCTTAATGATCAATTTACATATCTTGAGAATTATGGAATTGACTTCAAATCACTCTTCACTGAAGCTAATAATGTAAGCGATGAATTTACTTCTATTTTGAAACTAATTCAACGATATAAATCTTCTAGAAGTATTAAATTGGATAATGCTTTACAAATTAGTAAAATTGAGAAATTAGTTATTTCTCTTATCAATGAAGTAATGTCTTTCCATTATCTAGTATTTACATCTAAAGCTAATGCTATAATGGGTCGTGCACGTCAAGCTCAAGCTATTTTAGCAGAATTTGTAGATGCATTTACTGAATCCGTTGAGGTCAAAGAAGCAGCTATTGAAGAACTAAAATCTAAAGATATTGATAAAGGTCTTCTTAGCCATGAAGAATTGAATAATTCTATCGTTGAACTAAAACATGATGAATTGCTTGCAGATTGCTGCATGAAAGAAGCAATGATTCTTGCCGAAGGTGTAAATGTAGAAGAACGACTTAGTACCCTTCATGAAGGAGTATTCAGTAAGACTATTGAATTTATTAAGAAAATTCGTGAATTCGTTGTTAACTTATTCAATAAAGTAATTGCTTGGTTTGATAAATTTATTAAGAATAATCAAGATTATATTAATAAATATAAAGACATTATTGCTAAACCTACAGCTGGGTTTACAACTGTAAGCTTTGAAGATTATGATAAAGGTTTAGAACGTATCCGTACTGCCCCTACAATAGATCTTGGTGATATTACTAAGGTTAATGCATCTACTGATATTGATTCTGCGATCTTTGATCTTCGTAAAAAGATAAATCCTGAATTCACTGATGCTAATGGCGATTGGAAAGAAGCATGTAATGGCTACTTCGTTGGTGGAGCTAATTCTAAGAAAGATAAAACTCCTAACGATATCGATGTACAAGCTCTTGCTAATACCGTTCTTAATATCCCTAATGATATTAATAATATCAAAAAGGATATGACTACAATGCAACAAGCATTCAAATCTATTGAAACTGCATTGAATTCTGCATCTACTCGTGCTAGCCAAATTGAAGCTCAAAATAATCAACAAGGTGAGCCAACAGGTGAAAGTGCACTTCTATATTTGAATGAAGATGTATTTAATGAATTAGATATGGATACATCTAATGCCGGCGCTCCAGGTAGTGCAGCTCAATCTCAATCTAAGATTGCTAATGCTGGTAATAATGTAGCTAATGATATTAATAGTAATGGCACTTCTACTAGTAAAGACTTTGCAGCAATGCAAAAATTTGCTAATAAATTAGCTTCTACTATTAGTACTTACTACCAATGCAAATACCAAATAGCAGAACGTATTATGTCTGATTATATGAAAATTATTAAAGTTCACGTATCTGCATATGTAAACGCTAATAATAACAGCAATAATCAAAATAATAACAAATAAAAAATATCCCCATAGGAGTTGAACTCCTATGGGGTATTATTTTCTTAATTGTTTCCTTTAGGAATCTTAGCAAAGTTCATACTAGTATTACTTGTAAACTTTTCACCATAATTAGTATAAACTTCTATTTTAGATAATAGTAAATATTCGCCAGTGTCATCTTTATGATCATCTTTATTATTAATAATATATCTCATATTAATATTGAATAAAGAGTTATCTAACTGCTGTTTATTTATAGTTAAATATGTAGATTTTAATTCTAATGCATGCTTAAAGTTCTTGATTAAGCCCATATTATCATTAGGGATTCTTATTAATTTACGTTTTCCTAAGTCCTCTGCTACATTGACCAGATCTAATGCAACATCGACCATAGATTCACCATTTGAACCCATTTTAGATAAATCACTAAAACTATTTATTGTAGTAGCACCACTTTGATATAATGAACTTAGGCTACTTTGTAAAGCACCATAAGATTCTACTACTTTATTAGCAGCTTGCTTAGCATCATTTACCGCTGTCTTAGTGGTGTCTTGTAAAGATTTTACATAAGTATTTGCACCTTCAAGAATTTGTTTAGAAAAGTCTTTAGGAATAGTTTGAGCAGAAGTTTTAATCATACTAGATAATGATTTACCAACATTGCTATTTACTTTTAAACTATTATCCATAACTTCGGTAAAGTTGCCAATAGTCTTAGCTTTATCAGTACTAAAATCTAAGTTGTCTTTTAATTCTTTAAAATGAGATTTCAATGATCTTAGATCTAGATCAAAAGTTCTTTTTATTTCATGAGACATCTCATCATATTCTAAAACAAAAGTCATTATATCTGGGGCATCTTTTAAAGTATCTACAAGGAATTTATTATTTCCTATATATTTACCATACTCTTCATTAAACTTAACCATACTCTTAGTGTGATGCTCACGAGATTCATCCTTTTTAGGTTGAATATTTTTAACTTGATCTAGCATTTCAGATGTATTATCTGTAAAGTTAATTGGATCGATTGCCCCAACTAAAGATTTAAAGTTTTCTAAATGATAGATTTGTCCAGTATACTTTTGTTTAAATTTATTAAAAGTATCTTCTGATCCTTCTACAGTAGTTCTACTAATAGTACTCATATCCATACTATTATTTATTAACCCATTAAGGAAATTCTTAATATTAAGATTACTATCAACTACAGTTTTACCATCTTTACCACCTAAGATTCTTTTTTTACCTTCACCGATAACTTCTTCTGGCAAGGATCTTAGTAAAGTTTCAGCTTGAGATGCTACACTATCAACTGTAGATTTAACTGATGTGGCTTGTTCTACTATTTGATTAAAGTGTTCTTTGATATCATAAGTTGTTCTATGAATATTCTTTACAATATTACGAACTCCAGCTGTAGTTTTCTTAATATTGTCAATGGTATTCATAATATTTTGATACGTGCCTAGTATACCACCAAATCCTTTAGATTTACTCATGTAATCTTGTTGGATTGTCTTAGATGCATCTATTACAGCGGTGAAGCCATTTAGTTCTTTATTAAGTACATTATCTTTACCATACCTAATATCAGTTGTCGGAACGTCAATTATATAAGATTTAGATTCACCATCATCTTTAAATCCTTCTAGTAAAGATTCATTAGATCCTAACTCGGCTAAATTAAATTTAACTGTTTCATATTTATCTAGCGTTCTTAGAGTAGCCTTACCAGCCTTAGATACGAGATATGTATTCTCGAAATCCATGAAAAATCTATATCCTGTGTTATAGAATACTCGTACAGTATTTAGATAGTCTAAAGTCTTGGAAATGGACTCTTTTGGTGGAATAATAAGTTGACTAACTGTTTCCGTTTCAGTAAATGGTTCTACTAAAAGAGGAACTCCAATATTTAATAAATCTACAACTATATCTTGCATTGATGAATTATAGATAGTTGCATTATTTGGATGAAGATTAGAATCAACTAATGATTTAGAAATAAGACCAATTTTAAGATATCTATATACATCTTCTCTAGTCTCTTCTTTATCATCAGTTTTCATATAATCTAATGACTTACCTTTATTAGTATCATCATCAGTAAGATAACTGAATTCTTCAGTAAAGTATAATTCATTTACTGCAGATTCATTGTCTGCTTGAATTTTATATGCAGTTAAGATGAAAGTATTTTCTTCCATTTTAGTAATGATATCATCTGCTAAGTTTTTATCTAATACTAAATTCATAGTACAGATAGGCATATTATATTTATCATACTCTTTATATATAGTAAGAGATTTTATATTATTTTGATCTATCTGAGTGATTTTGCCATCAGACTTATTCTTATATTTTAGATCAAATGTATATTCATATTTAAGCTGAGCCATTTAATCACCTCAATAAATATCAGCATTTATAGTTATCTCAATGTTCAGATTAAGGACTTTTATTGTAATTTGAAAAAAAAATAAGTATATATTATATACGTGATAAGAGTATAATATTTTTAATTTATTTATTTTAGAAAGAGGTATTAAAATGGTAAAAGAAAATAATAAAATTGATAAAACAGAAATTATCTCAAATTTAGATGGATGTGAATCACCTATCATTAAATATTTATTAGATAAATTATATATTAATGATATTCTAAATAATAATGGTAATAAAGCATATAAAAATCAGAAAGGGGAAAAAATTATTTGCGATGTCTGCGATGATTATATTTATCTAAATGAATGGGATATGCTTAAAAGTGTAGAATTTTTATATCGGGCTCAAGAAGATATGCCATTTATTACTACAAATGATTTTATTAATGAAGAAATTGATATTATTGGTAACTCCAATGTAGATTATAATTTGATTGTCCCAATAGATAAAAATGAAAAATATGCATATGTAATTAAAACAATCTCATTTACAATTAAAGTAAAAAATAAATTTATAGTAAAAATTGTGGCTGAAATAATTATGGACAAAACTGCCCGCCCAAATAAATTTATTGAGGTATTTAATAAAATTTATAATGTAAAATTAGTAAATAAGAGTGCATTTTTACAGTATGATTTTAAAATTACTGATGACATGGTATCTATTAAGATTGATGATATTACGCGATTTTCTGCTAGATATGGATGTTTATCTTTATTATATAAGATGCAAAGTGCATTGAATTTATTTTATGCACCATTAAAAAGAAAATATGGTGATAAATTAATAGAAGTTTAATTATTTTAGAAAGAGGTATTAAAATGGTAGATAAAATTACTTCTAAAAAAATTTTATTAAGCCCAGAAGCATCAAAGTCATTCATTAGATATTGTTTAAAGGATTATAAAAATGCGTATAATAAAACAGATATAAAATCTGTAGAATGCATTTATTATCCTGATAATCCGCGAGAATATTTTAGTGTAAGTGATCTCCATAGTGATAATATTATTATCACTGAACCGGTAACGATAGATCATAAAATTATGATTTTTAAAGATAAAGAAATTGCATCACTTTGTAAGGTAATCCAATTCTTTATTACGATAAAGGATAGATATACGTTAAAAGTTATTGGGACAATATCTATTGATGAATGTTATACTAACACGCATACTAGTGATCTTTTTAATAAAATTTCTAATATAGCACTTACTGATGAGTATGCATTTAGTGGTCATAAATTTAACATAACTGGTGATGATTGTATTAGCATGAAAATTGATTACGATTCTAAGTATGACCTTAATAAAGGATGTACTGAATTAATTAAATTATTAGAGGATGCATTAGAAATTTACTATGCTCCTTTAAGAAAGTTAGAAAAATAAGGAGAAAATTAAAATGGAAAACACAAAGGCGAAAGCAATATTAAGTCTATCAGGCTATGAGTTCAAAATCATTGAACTCTTAAAAAGAGCAATTAAAGATAATAAAATTAACGCAGAATTGGAAGATGGAAATGTTATTAAAGTATCAGTTAGAAAGGCTATTGACAGTGATCTAAATTTAAATAGTGTTACTATAAAATTCAATAAAACTGGGAAAGAGCAATTAAGATTTTTCCCACTTGGACAGATTGCCTATTTAAGTGATAGTTTAGAATTGCTTCAATGTAATTCTAATTCTGTTTATTTTACAATATCTGGTAAAATGGATGGAAAGGTTACATTAAACCGTCACATTGTTTTTGATATTAAAGTTAACGAATATAACTTAACTTTAGATGCCAATATTGTTCTATCTGAATATGCTGATAGAAAAATGGAATTCATAAAATTATTTAATAAAGTTAACAGTATCAGGATGCTAGATGGTACCGCATTTGATGATACTGGATTTGAATTTACAAATACATACGCTCGAATTAAACTACGAGATAGTGAGTTACCAAAATTCAATATCGCAAATAGTTATAAATACTATTTAGATAAGTTAAATTCGACTCTATATTGTTATTGCGAGTCGTTAAAGGATGAAATCAAAGGAGAATAAAAAAATGAATACAAATTTAATTGAAAAAATTACCGGAAAAGAATATTATATCGTGAACCGTATTGCAAATTTTGCTGCTTCAGATTATGGTACAATTATTGCATATGAAAATATTATTTATAAAGATGGAAAACATAATAAGTTTTCTATAACATATAAAGGCCAAGGTGCTGTATCAAAGGGAGTCATCAAAGAGCATAAAAATGATATAGTAATAGTTGATATCGTTGGCGTATTTGATAATGTAGAATTAGATATTAAGAGTAAATTGATCAATTTATATAAAGAGTATCAGTTTACTATCTTAGTTTGCGATAAATATCTTTTCGAAATTAATGCTAAGATAGTAGATTTGGAAGAAATTCCTGCCACTGGCGATGGTAAAATAATCAATATAGAATATATGTTTAATAAAATCAAAAGCATTAGTCTTGTGGATAAAACAATATTCAAAAATGATAAAGTTATCTTGGGTGATAGAAGTATTAATATATTAACAGATATTGCTAAAGGTAAATTAGATGATTTTACCGAAATAGTTTATAATGGACTTGAAAAGTTATATACTGATGGTATGACAGAAATTTATCCTAAGCAATCTGAAAAATAAAAAATAAATATGCCCATGGAGATAAAACTCCATGGGCCATTTTATTATTATTTTTTATAAATAGCAACCGTTTTGAGCTGCAATTTCTTTAACACGATTACGAAGCCAGTTGCCACCAGTGGTATGAATACCATCAGTAGTACGAATATGGCATTCTGGAACCAAAATATCTAAGTCCCATTTTTCACATACATCATCATATAAGTCTTGTCTAGCTAAGCATCGTTCACCATGAGTATAAACCTTATTTAAAGGAATACCCCAAGTAACACAGCAAAGATAGATAGCATAAGCTAAAGCATCCAATTGTAGATAATTTACAGGTTCTGGTCCTTCTACGTAAGTAGAGTATCCAGTATATCCATCGCCAATAAGTTGACTATCTTTATTAGAGCATACTGCAATACCAAAATTGCCAGTATTTTCCATATAGCTATGAGCACCTTTTTCATCAAAATTTAACATTTGATGATATTGGGCACCGCCATCAATACAAAGATGATAATCATTAAATAATACAGTATTATCAACACCAGTCCAATGAGCAGTAATCATTCTATTACTATGACCTTGGGACTTTACAACTTCAAATAGTTCTTCTTTACTCAAAGACATTAGTTTGCCTCCTTTATGATTAAATAAAAATTACTTACTTTATTGTAGCATCATAATCTATCCAAATCAAGAGGATTAGATCTAAAGTATTTTTCATTTAATAATTTAACCATATCCGGGTCTTGCAGATTTACGTCCCAAGATTTATCAGCATAATATTCAGATTGTTTATATAACTCAGATTGATATACGACATCAATAGCTCTATATCTATTCCAAATTAATTCAAATTCATCTTGACTAATTGAAGTAGATAGAATACTTCTAAGTAACTCTTTATCTGAAATATAAGTGTTAGGCAATTGACCTTCAGCTATTAGTTTTACTAATAGCTTAACTGTCGATGATACATTTAAGATTGAATAAAGATCTCTACTAGAATATCTTGTCAATGCCATAAATAATCCAAGCATTTTTGGAGATATAATAGATGCAGAGTCAATGGTTCTATCTGATAATTTTAATGATTTTAAATATTCCATCATACCATTCATTTGATCAATGATTGTATAATTTATCATACCATTAACCCATCTATGTTTAAATACAACTGTTTGAGTTTGGGTTAATGCTGGAATGATAAATTGTAATTGGCTTGTTGATAAAATTATATTAGGATCATAGTTTCCTTTAATATATTGGTCCTGTATTTGAGTATAAATAATAGTTGCAGTTTCAAATGGAGCTTGAATATAATATACATCAGGAATGTATTTACATAATTCTTTTAGAATTGCACAGTTCTGTATCATGAAAGTTGTAATCATTTCCGCTAATACAATTTTCTCAGTATTAGTATGATTATATTCTGGATAAAAATGCTCGCTTCTAGTCATAGGACCAGAAGTTTGAATTATGAATATTCTAGCATGTACTCCATAATACTTTTTATAGAAAGCTCTATAATGACTACATAGATTAACTATAGTTGCCGCAACAGATGATCTATCGCCAACAGCAATATCGTTACGATACATCTTTCTAAATATTTGATATAAGTCTATATAAATATTGACCGAAGTTGCATCACTATTAGCAAATGCTAAATTAGTCATTTCTCCTAAAGTTTCATATTTAATATAGTTTGCAATAATTATACTTTCAGCATTTAATAAATGCTTAGCTTGATAGCTTCTTCGTTCCATTTAACTATTCCCACAGTTCTTACAATGAATTGCTCTATTTAATTTAGCAAAGCATTCATCACAAATACCACTAAACATAATCTTCGATGGATGTCCTTGAGATTTGCCACAGAAAACGCAATGGAATGGAAGTTTTTCAGCTTTAGCTATACGTTCTAAGCAACTATCACATGCCATGATTTTCATATCTCTAACATCACGCTGTTCAATCTTATGACAGAATTGACATTCAAAATCCCAATGATCTACAAACTTAGGAGATTCATTTTTAAATACACAAGTTTCATAGATACATCTACCATTATCATTTCTATAAACACATGTAGTTCGCTCACATGGTTCGAACTGCTCATAAGGTGGCTGTGTTCTATTTTTTATCTCTTCTTGATTGTCCGGTGTAAATCCCGCCATTTCTTATCAATCCCTTCTTTTCTTTTTGATTCGGCTAATGCCATAAGATTCTTAGCCAATGTACTTGTCTTTTCAATCTCTGGCCAAATAGCCGCTGCAAATTCTTCTACACAATTATTTACTAATGTAAGATCAAATTTAGCATTCATAATATATTACCTCCTTCTTAAGATTATAATATATAATCCTCTAGGATTTAAACTTATTGAAATCAAAATATGTAACTTTAGATGTATCCATATCTTTAGTTTCCATACGTTTAATTGTATTATTATATTGACTTCTATTATAAAGCATATTCATATACTTAAGATGAACTTCTACTCTAGGTTTAATAGAATAATACTTTCTAACAGTGCCATCTACTACAAGAGTATCATCCAACCAAATATTAGAGTTAAACATATCAGAATATTTCTTTCCAATATTATCCCAGTCTGGTTTATTAGTCGGTCTAATTAAACCAATTTCTGCTAGGAATATATCAGTTGTATTGAAAGAATTCGGAGTCTTAACGAATGCATTGAATTCTACATCACATGGGGTATATAATAATTCTTGCACTTGATTTAATTCACCAGAATCTAATAGTCTACGCATATACATATTATCTTCTTTACCAGTAATAGAATATACGTGGACAAATTGAGAGTTGGCCATTGCCATATTAGCTAAATTATATCTATTTACTATTCTAAATCTAGGACGTGGAGATCCTTCAGGTTCTTCAAATAGTACTACTTTTATATCAAGGAAATCTAAAGTATTCATCATTCGATTTCTTTTTTCTAAAATTTCTTGTTGCTTCTTAGGAGTGATATTATATTTATCATACATCCACTCCAATCTATCTTGAAAGTTTTCTGGAATTTCTCCATACTTTTCTTCATATTCATAGAATTTCTGTTTTCTATTTTTCATATATTCACCTCGACAAATAAAACGAGTTAAGGTATCTAGTACCTTAACTCAATGTTTTATTTATACTAGTTTTTACCAAATACACGGTTAGTGATAAGGTTTGCAACGTAGTTATTGACTCTCGTCGAAATATTATATGGTAAGTTAGCCGCAGCTTGCTCTTTAAGAGCAGCATACAATCTAACTGTACGCGAAATGTCAGGTTCATTGATGTTTACTCCAGCAATATTTGCCAAGTAAGTCATTAACCCAACATTACCAAATGCATTACCCGGTCCACCTAAGATAGTTTCATTAGAAATTGTCAATTTACTATATAAATCTCGAATATCTAATGATACATCCACTGTTGTAGGAAGACCATCGATAGTCCATCCGCCTTCAGATCCTTTTTGAACTGACATGGAAAGAAGTCCCATATCTACATTAAAGAATCCACGATAGAATGCTCTAACTAGGAATGGAGATACATAACCATTTGGAGATACTTGTCTTGGTGCACATAATGCAATTAGATGCATCAAAGGTACACCAATATTTATAAACCAAGATCTTCTATCATAGTCAGGAGATACTAATTTCATATTAACTGAATAGCTAGTAGAATAAGAAGAATCTGCCCATAATTCAGGGAATTCTAATTTACCACCAGCAAATACAGTTTTAGTACCATTCATAATCATACCCATGAATCCAGACATAGTACCAGTACCAGCATTTTTAGTCATTGTATCGACATTAGGTGCTGCAGCATTAAGTCCTTTGCTCATGAATACGTCAACATCAAGCCCACTAATGCCGGTAAGGAATTGTACTTCTCTACCAACATCAGACATGCCGTTTAACTTATCTGCAAGAATACTCTTAGTAGATTCATTACCAAAGCTTTCAGAAATTTGAGTTTCTGAATTTAGATAGAATCCTACACCGCCATAATATGAGTAATTATGGGCAAGCGCATTATTAGATCTTTCAAACCAGTTTATAGTTCGAATAGTCTGACCTTGATATTTTTGGTCACTAATACCTAAGAATATAGATAGTGCAGTACACATACTATTTACGTATCTATAATATTCTTCAGCTTCGAATTGAAGAGTATAGTAACGCATCTCTTCATTCTTTTTACCTTTGATATCATTAACTCCAAAAGCAGAACC